GTCGTCATTCATCTTGACGGGGTCTGAGTCCCAATTCAGAGCCAGAGCGACTGCGCAAGAAGCACAGTTCACAATGTTAAGAATCGGAAACGACATCGGCGAACCCATCAATTGGCCCCACGTCTGGTCGACGAACGCAGTAGGGTCGTCCGGATACCCGCATAAAGTATGACCAGTGAGCCCAAGCTTTCCGAGCTTGGCCCACTTAGTCAGTGCGAGAGGCACCACGCCGCCACTATCAATTCTCAGAAACGTCACCTTACAGATGGCGTCCCAAGTATGTTCTGACAGGGCAGGGTCCAAGTTATCCGTTGCTGCCGAAAAGTCACCTGAGACCAGAGAATGCTCTGAAAGCATCCAACGGTCCCGCTGCAAGTCGAAAGTATCATCCCACCCTTCGGGCGAGATGGGCTCTCCGACGAAGCGAAAGCTTGGTAGCCGACACTTCTTCGTGAGGGTGTCCCACATGAACTCTTGAATCTGCTTCAGGCGTTGATATGGAACACTCTCGGACTCGGTGATTATCCGACACTTGCAAGGCTCTGGAATCGGAATCGGTATGGCTTTCAGCCTACGATTCAAGTTACCAAACGCCTCGACCTCCTCGTCCACGCTCGCCGCGAACTTCTTTGCAAAAGCCGCATGGCAAGGCGCAGAACGAATCTCTGCGACACGACCACACTCGCACTCGATCATTTTCTCGAGCACGCTCTCCTCAAAATGGTCCGTGTCAGGGGGGGAACTATCTCCAAGTAAGAGATGTTCTCCTGCCAGCTGTCCTAGTGCACCACCCATTCTACGGGTAACCCCGTAACGGGCGCGCACCGGTGGAGCCGACTCGCGCGGTTCAAAACGCTTCCCCCCGAACACTCGGGCGACGATCACGTCGATAGCTCGCTTGACGTGATCACGAACCTCACTCGGCTTTAGGTCGAGTTCCGGAATTGCCTCAGGATCGAAAGGCTTTGTCCTCGTTATGCGTGTACGATGCTTGAGCAACTCAGCATCTATAAGGCGCTTCAACATCTTAGGGCAGGCTCTCTTGATATAGAGCACATTCTCCCCAGCGCGGAGCACCAGTTGACAGAACGGAGAGAGATTTAACCTCTTCGGAGCCATCAACCACTCACAGCGACGACGCACCCATCCATCACCAAAGGTACCTTTGGTGAAGACAGGAAGTCCGAGCTCGCCGATCTTACGCAAGATTGCGTCCAGTGAGACCTCATTAGTCTCATTCTGCTGGAAGCACCGAGCGGCGCAGAATGCTGACGTTTCCTTCACAAAAGAAAGTAAAACATC